CTTTGAGTTTCCTTCCTTGCTTGGAAGGGAGTGGACAGGTCATCCCGAAGGAACCCCGTATCTTTTTTTACTTCATAAAAGTGTGCCATAATATAAAGCGGGGGCCAGAGCCCCCGCAGTTTAACTAGAATGGTGCTCCTTCCTCCTGAACCAATTCTCGGTCCTCTTGGATAGCTTCCCTCACTTCTAGCAAGTCCTTTGCAATGGAGAATACAATGTATTTAAATTGTTCACTGTATCCATTGCTCTTGAACGTACTATCTTGTACTGCCGCTTGGCAAGCTTGGTTTATGCAAGCTTGAATGGCAATCTCTCTTCCCTTGTCTACTCCACCACTGCCATTGTTGGAATAGTTCGGTCGTTTGTAGAACGTCTCGGCTCCATCCTTGGACTGGTGTCCGGTGAATCCTTGACCGTCCTGTGGAATCTCTCTTGGTATTGAGATTTTCCATTTGGTGTGACCCTTCGGGGTCTTGTATGTTGAGTCGGTTGCCTCTACTGTGGCTCCCGCCTCCGCCCATCTGGGCTGCTTGCTTTTGCCGTTGGCAACTCCTTTTGTGCCATCGTCAAATTCTAACCAGAACCCCCAGAGGTCCCCGTTAGGTGTGTTTCTTGGTTCGTCTCCCATGAGACGCACTGTTTTTATTGTTTTTAGATCAGACATTTTATTTTTAGTCTACGTTGTACCAATACTCATCCTCTGATGAGAGGGTAGAGATTGGGCTTGTTTGGAATAGTCGGGTTTTGGTATCAAACCAAAGGTCGCGACTAAAGTTGACCCCGCTGTTGCGTTGCTTGAAGCAGGTGAATGTGCCGTCTCCTTGCTTCTTATACTTGTCCTGCTCTTCAGCACTTCCGTTGGACATGACCAGTTCCTTAGCAGTGTTGCGGTGCATACTGCATATGGTGTGGCTAGCCTGAGACAGTTCTTGACTGCCAAGGATAGATCCAGGGCTGGTAGGGGCATACTTAGTACCCCCATTCTCTTTACTTTTTGCATCGGCGTGAGCTATTAGGACAATTGAAAGCTGATGCTTCACGGCTGTCCTAGCTAAGTCTTTAGCTATAAGACCCTGTTGCTCAAAGTCAAGCTTCGGTGCAAGATAGCTGAAGCTGTCGATCATAATGGTATTTATTCCATACTTCTGCTTGGCTAAAATTATCTCGGACTTGAGACCATCCCAATTGTTTCCACGGTTCTGGAAGTTGGTGTCATCAATGAAGAAGATGTTCTCTCCAAGTTCATCAGCAACTTGAGAACACTGCTCATGTTTCGGCTCCTCTCCAAGGAGTTGTGTTCCCAGTTGAAGCATCATGTTCTCAATGGGAACCTCAAAGGATACGGCCATACACTTCGTTCCTGTGCTGGCTAGGTGTAGCAGTAGCTGGTATGCTATCTGGCTCTTGCCTGAACCTGGAATACCAATGATGGTCAGTAGTTCGCTCTCTCTCAAGGATAGGGGCATATCTTGGAAGCACCAATTCTTCCATTCTCTTTCCCTCTCTTGTTGGGTTACACAATCCTGCATCTGCAACACAAAATCATTGGGCCTTACCAAAGCCTCTGGCTCGTTGCCCTTGGCACTATCCATAAGCTTCTTCAGATCGTCCTCAGTGGGGTGATCCTTGACCAGCCAATCGTTTACATCATTGTGTGGCTCCGGTATCTCAATACGGTAACAGCGGTCCGCTGAGAGCCTCTGAGATAGCTTGATAAACATCTGCTGACCTGCGTCATCCATGTCACTGGCAACGTAGATGCGTTCCATCCTAGTCAGAATCTCAAAACAGTTCTCAATCCACCCGTGATTACTGGCTGATGGTACAGCAATGACTGGAATGTTACTCTCCTTCTGCATTTGGTGCAGGCTCATGCAATCAATCTCACCCTCGCAGATGATTAGCTCTCGGTCATCCTCTCCAACTAGGTGCAATCCAAACGGTGTGTTGAATACAGGTTGGGTGGAATAGATTTGTTTCTTGTTACCGATGCGGGTGATGCACGTATACTTGAGCATCCGGCAACGGCCTTCGGTGTCATAGAGTGGTGCTCCCCACCAATGGGAGCCCTGCTTATCTTGGGCAAAGATGTTGTACTTACCAAGGGTGCGTTCGTTGATCCCCCGCTTCTCAACCATATACTTGTGAACTTCGGAGCCTCTTAGTGCAGTGTCTGGAATCTCCTTAACCTCCACCCTGTCCTCCTTCTTGATTGTTCTAATCTGCTCAAAGCCACAGAATTTGAGAGCCCATCTCATTGTCTCCGAGAATGATCCACCGAGCTTGCGGTGGCACAGCTCTAATATGTTGCAGCTCTCGCCGGTCTGGTGATCCTTGGCAACGTACACGCTACTGTTTTGGGCCTTGAACACATTACAAGACCGTCCCTCAACATCACCTCTCAAGTCGGCCATGACATAACGACCACCTGCCTCCCGTTTTGCGGCGGGAAACATATCAGCCATGAGCCTATCAATTTTTGTGCTGAGTTCCCGTTTTATTTCTTCAGGTGTTTTCATATTTTAAGATGTAAGGGTTGGTTTTGTTCCATCGGTTCTGGTTTTAGCATCCGGTCTATGATAACTCCGGTGCAACACTGCTGTTCATACGCCAGGCGGTGCAAGAGATCGTGGGTTTCGGGGCTGATAGTTGTCTGCAACCTTACCCTGTCTCCTGGCATCCACTTCCGTGGCCGTCCTCTTCTTTCTTTTCTGTTTTTATATCTAACAAGAGCAAGATCCCTGATTGATGGATCGTTTTCTGTCAACTGCTGTGTTGGTTTTTTGTTTTCTGTCATACTTTTTTTGTTTTATTGGTTGTTTTTTTAATTAAAGGACTGCGGCCACTGCTTGTGCCGCTCGTTCCAACTTCTGCTTAAACTTCTTATCCGTATCTTTCCAAGCCATCACCTTGTCATCGGCATAGACACAGGATGAGTGATCCCGATTGGCATACCAGCCAACCAATGGCCATGAAACCTGTCGGCCAGTCATCTTGGCTAGGTGTATTGCCACAAAGCGTGGCTCTACAATGTGGTGTTGCCTTCTCTTCCCCCGCATATCCTGAACGGATACACCATAGAGGTCTGAAACGGTTTTGAATACCGTCTCAAAATTGTCGATCATTGATTTTGGTGGTTTATATTTCATTTAAAATTTAGTGCCTCTGGATTGAATCCATTCTCTATGGCTGCTGCGTCCCAAGCTCTTGCCGCCTCCTCTTCGTCATCAAAGTATCCGAGGTGTCTCTGTATCCCATTAGAATATATGCAAGCCCTCCAACTCCCGTATCTCTTGTAAAAACTAACACCCCGAAATTTAGATGTTAATCCCTCTTTTTTCTTTGCATAGCTTTTAAGGTTTTGGGAGCATGTCACCATCCTTAAATTGTCAACGTGGTTATCAGTCTTCACCCCATTGATGTGATCCACTTGCAAGGACTTGTACCAATCGGGAAGGAAATGCTGGGCCACAAGGCGAGAAATGTAGAAATGTTTAAGCCTTTTATTTTTTTGCAAACCAACAGCAACGTACCCCTTTCCTTTTCTCCATGGCTTCATAATCCTAGTCTTCCCATGCTTCAAGGACATAACTCTTCCTTGATTGGATATTCGGTAGTGTCCCTCATGGCCAATAACATCTTTCCATTCTTCTTTTTTCATAATAATTCTTGGTAAATTCTTGGTAACCTATAACAAAATTCTTGGTTAGAAAGTAACCTAGGGTTACACTAATAGATCATAAACTTTCTTTAGAATAGTAACTACTAGGATAGGGTAACGCAGGGTTACCGAGTCGGAACTAAGCGCCCTCATATTTTTAGCAGGACTACGCTGCTGTTGTTCATGCGTCTCTTGGTCTCTATTAGCTTCCCCTTCTTTAGTCTCCTGATGCACCTAGAAACGCTTTTCGGGTGCAACCCGGTATCTTTGCCAAGTTTATCCAAAGACGGCCAGCATTGCCCATCGTCGCTGGCATAGTTAGCCAGGGCTAAGAGGACCAGCTTGTCCGTTGCGGGCATGGAAATTGCCCACGCCCGCTTTCCAATGGAGAACGACATCAGCAACCGTGATAGCACTCGTCATCAAACCGAGACTCGGCCCGGTCTTCTTCATACTGATCCCTCGCCTCTTGCTCGGCAAGGCCCATAAGGTCAAAGACCTTGGAGTCGGGAAGCGTATCTAATATTTCCTTCCCATCCTCCCAAACTGCGGTAAGCCTCCGCTCGCTAAGATCTACCCAAACAAGGTAGTCTCCTATTTGAAATTCTCTCATCGGGAAAGGTTGCCCTCCCCAGCCTGCAATTGATCCCCAAGGGAGCCGTAGCTTTGGTTGGTGATTTCCTGCAGATCATTAAAGAATGTCCCTATTGTGGTTCGGGCATCGGTTATCGACTCCCCTATCCGGTCGTCATCCGATTGGATGTTTTCTTCAAGGAAGCCCAACGCAGCAGATAACTGCTCATCGGCACCTTCTCTTGCATCGGAGTTTCCACTCCAATGGTTTTTGATATCCTCCCGTGCGCCTATAATCATCTTCTTAGCTTCTTCAATGCGTTCTTCGGTACTTTCTTTGTTGTTCATAGTATTTGTGCGGTTATGGTTTCTTTTTGGTTTTCAAGGAAGCGAGCCCGAAAGACCCGCTTTAAGATTCTTGCTGCGGGCGATACAAACTCGTCCGGTAGGTTTGGCCACCGCTCAAGGGAGATGGCTAGCTCAACGCCCATCGTGTCCAGCATTGCTTCTCTTGGCATAGTGTAGGCAATGCCTTCGGCCTGGGCCCAGTCTCCTGCTCCCATCGCCTTCAGGAAGACGGAAGACCACCGGTAATCGTCCAAGTCCGCGAGTGATGGCTGATCCATCTCAATCGCGACCGTGTCATACAATCTTTGTTTTATCATTGGATTAATTGAAGCTAGATATTCCTAGTTGTTCAAGTTCTTTTTTCACCTTTAGCCAATAGCCATCGGTGGCAGCCTTCTTGAATCCGTTTGGTCCGCCGTTATGGATGCGGGCGATGTCTTCATATGTTGGAGATTTTCCTAGCCGTTTTTCGGTAGCGTAGCGAGCCATATAAGCCCGTACTATTTTCCTGGCCAATGCCGGGTTGAAAGCATCTTCATGCTCCCAAGCTTCCCCTGCCCGTTGGGCTGCGTCTTGCACGTAAGCAGCGTGAAGCTGCAAACATCCGAACGCGAGCCCATTGTCCCCGACGGCATCGGGATCGCCGGAAGATTCCACCGCTATCAACGCGGCTAGTAATATTGCCCAGTTCATACGTAGTCCCTCCATGACCCGCCATCGTAAAAGTTGCATTGGGTGTGCAATGCACATCCCATTGCCCGTCTGGCTCTTTGGATGAGACTGTTGGACCTCCAAACCCTAGCAGTCCAGAAATCAGCTGGGCTACATTCGCGCCATATGTTTAGATCGGTGTCCAGTGTTTCATATCTCCAGCTATCGCCTATTTGATAGAGTTCCGAGACCTCGCCCCGTGCTGTTTTAATTGCTTGTGTTTTTGTCATTAGTTTTTGCGTTGGTTATTTTCATTGCTAAGAGAGCAATCAATACAACTGCTCCGGCTATTGTCCTAATTATCTCTGCGTCCATCTTTGCGTTCCTTTTCTAGTTGTTTGTTCCCAATTTCCACCCATCTCCATAGAATGTAGAGAAGGAAAAAGACCGGTAGCATCATGATGATTGCCTGCATTATTGGTCGCCCTCCTCCTCGAGGGTCAGCTCGCCCTCGATATACTGGGAAAACAAATCGATTGCCTCGTATCCCCTATCCATCCCGAAATAATAGGAAGCTTGGTCTCCGGTTTCCACGCCCAGCGCATCCTGTAGACTCCTGACAGCAATACCAATGGCATCTTCCGCGAGTCGATCCTTCATCCACCCTGTCAAGGTTTCCCTGATCTCCTCCGTTTCAATTTCGGGATGGTCCTCAGCCGGATCGTATCCAATGAAGCCTTGGTACATATCGCAAAGCTCTTCCCTCTTTGCGCTCCGTGCGTGTATTAGTTTTTCTGCTAGTTTTTTCATTATCGGTCCTCCTCTATTGATTTAATTTTGGCAATGTACCCAGCAATCCGATCGGCGCTGACATGCCCCAAAACTTGATCGCCCCAATTTTCCCCAATGATAGACGGGTCAACAAGATCGTCGCCTTTCAGTACGGCGATTTCCGCTGTTTCATCGGTGCAATATGCTAGCGAATGAGTCACAACACTGATGCCATAACCGTTCTTGAATTGGATTGAGAATCCCCTTTCGCTTGATTGTATATCTTTTTTCATGTGTTTGTTATGGTTAATTCAATGCGGCTAGTTCTGCTTTTGTCTTCTTGCTGCCATGCGGATTAATCCACACGCTTGGAAGACGCGACTTACTCAGACCGGCGCAAAGCTTGCATTTCTCGCAAGTGATGCCTTTGGCATCGCTAAGGCATTCAATGGCATCGCTTGGCTTGTTTGGTGATACATGAAAATAACGCAAGCCCGCGCTATCGGCCTTGCAACGGCTTTCTTCGGTCTCAGTTGAAACCATAAAGTATTGGCCATAAGCCCGCGCCATAGCGGGATTCATTTCTTTCCAATTGTGAAAGTAGCCGGTCCAACCATTGGACGCGCTTGCAACGGCTTTGACTATGGCAAGCGGGATTAAAGAAGGGTTGCCATAGGCTCCGAAGCGCACAGTTTTACCTTTAAAGAATTGGCCATAGTCCCTTGGCAACAGCTTGCCATAAGAGCCGCGTTTATAGGCGCGCCATATTGATAACGGGCTTTGACCTACGTTGACATAGCAACCATTGCCGGAAGCAAACGGGCAGCCTGCGCAAATGGTCTTGGCATCATGGCCGGTCTTCACTGACTTCACGGGGTCCATGTCTTGCGACAATATCCAAAGCTGAATCATTGGACCGGTTTTACGATTGGCGCTTGGCCGGTCATGACCGGTAGCAACCACAAACAACTTGTTATCTTCGTAGATTATCATTGGATTTAATAGTTTGAATTCAAACCAAGCGCTTCTTTGGCCTCTTTGGCCGTTAACCTTTCGCCCGTTTTTGAGTAAAACCCATTCGGGTTTGCGTGGATACAATCTTTTCCTGTTTCAATTCTCATCATACCAAATGCGCCCAGTGAAATCTTAGCGTCAATTGAAGCAAATGGATTGGTGACTTTCTTATGTGGTTTTTTCATACGCTAAACAATATCCAACTGCGAAAAAGAAAACGCAAGCAAATTCTCAAACTAGATCGGATCCCATGGGAGAAAAACTTTTGAGAAGGACCTTGAAAGGCCGGTTATCAATTGGGTCTTTAGAATGTTTTGCCCATGGACCAAAGAAAAAGGATGAGTACGCGTAGCCCAGGCGTGTGATGTGCGCGCGCCTGGCGTATGCACCGCCCGGTGATGGGGCTACGTGTAGCGGGTGCGTGTTACGCGTAGGCCGACCGGCCGGCGACGAAGGAGGAGGGGGTCGCGGGGGCGGGGGCTATTATATATATATATCATCTACTAGCCCTATAAAAAATATTGACGGATAAGGGCTTGTGGGGTATGTGGATGGGCAAATGGATGTAAAGGAGGAGCTGATAGACTCTATTCGGGAGGGGATTTTAGAAATCCAAGAACACAATCCTAAGAATAATAGTGTATTGTCTAAGAGTAACCCCGAAAAGGTTGCTGAAATATTGTACTTACACGCTACTGGGGTAACTCAAACTAGGATGCGAACCAAGTATGGGCTTAAGCGTGAGACAATTGTAAACGTTTTGCTTGATTACGCAGACTTGACGGGCAAGTGGAAGCAGCTGGGAAGCAAAATTCGGGGCCGAGCATTCTTGGAACTATCCTCGTTAGAGGAGGATTTGATAGAAAAGCTAAGAGAACGAATGGAGTCTGGTGAAATAAAGGCTAGCTTCAAAGATTTGTTACCATTAGCGGTTGCATTAGAAAAAGCGGAGAAGGGTAGCAACACATTCAGGGGAGAGGCTAGCACCATTGTAGAGGAGCGCAAGGTGGTAAGCCAAGAGGACTATGAAGCCACGGTTAAAGCGGCTAGGGAGCGTCTAGCTAATATGAAGAAAGCGGAGGTAGTTGTTGAAGGTTAGTCCTGAGTTTGATGATCATAGCCTAAATGAGCTTGTTAAGTTGTTAGAGGCCCAACATGAAAGCTTTTGGTTGGTAACAATGAACCAAAACATAATCCATTGTCATGGGAATAGTCCCGATGAGCTGTTGGATTTACTTATAGAAACCTTTGGATTAACATGAACAAAAGGTGTAAAACGTGCAATTGTGAAAAGCCTTTTTCAGACTTTCATGGGAATGGAACCTACAAAGGATCTAAAAGGCATAAGTCGGTTTGTAAAATTTGCAGCAACGAAAAACCAAGAAATAGAAAAAACAATTTGATTAAGGCACACTTCGGGGCTTGGCGTTGTTCTAAGTGTGGTATGGAGGGCAGACCAATTCAATTTGATTGCCATCATGTTAGAGGTGTTAAGAAGTTTCGGGTTTCTCAGTATTTCAGGAAAAGCAAGGACAGCGAAAAGGTTTTTATTGAGGAACTAGAGAAGTGTGATTTACTCTGTGCCAACTGCCACAGGCTAGAGCATGATGTAACATCCCCTAAAAAAACACCTTCAACGATGTTTTCACCCCCCATAAAAGTGCAGACTAATCATGATTTAATCAGGGTGCTATAATGAACGAAAACATAAAGCTTGTTGAGAAATCGTTGGATACCATCAACCCAGAATGGGAAATGTTCTTGGTAGCTTCTGTAGGGAAGAATGGTTTTGAGTATGACACTTTTAGTAAAAACTTTAGTTCTGAGTCAGAGGAAAACATGGCTGCGTTTTTATCCCTGGTGAATGCTTCAACAATTAAGGACTTAGAAAACTTGTTTCCAGAATGATTGAGTTTACCGAACATCCAATATTAAAGCCTCCTACAGACGAAGAGATAGTGTTCCTAGGGGAGAACTACCCCCATGTACTAAAGGACTTACATGAGGCCCATCAGGGCCGCATACAGGCTTCTGAGCAAGATCCTGTTAGACATGGATTCAACCTAGATGGTTGGGAGCGTATTAAGGATGGACTAGGAACATACAACGAGTGTCTGTGCCTGGGAGGCAACCGGAGTGGTAAAACAACTGGTTGTGCTAAAATTGTAATGGAGAGCGTAATAAACAACCCAGATGGTCATGTTGTTTGTTTTTCCCAGAACGCTGATACCAGCGTAAAGGTGCAGCAGGCTGCTGTGTGGGAGATGATGCCCAAGGAGTTTAAGAAAAAGACCAAGAGTATTGAGGGTTACATTAACTACTCAATGCAGAATGGTTTTACTGGAAGCAGTTTCATCTTTCCCGATACCCGAACCAGGGTGGATTTCAAAACCTACACCCAGTTTTCTAATAACCAAACCATATTGGAAGGTTTTGAGTTTGGGTTTAGGTCTGGGGACGAACTAAACATTGGAACGTGGTTAGACGAATATCTTGGTGATGATGCATTAATAAACACTTTACGTTTTCGGTTGGCTACTAGAAATTCCAAGATGTTGATAGCCTTCACTCCTATCAATGGGTACACTCCGTTTATAGCAGAATACTTAAAAGGTTCTGAAACCTTAAAGACTAGAAGGGCAGAGCTTCTTAACCGAGAACTTCCAGTACAGCAATATAGCCCGAAACGTGATGCTTCTGTAGTCTACCTGCATTCTGATGAGAACCCGTTTGGCGGGTACAGTCGGATAGCAAAGGATTTGCGGGACAGGCCAGAAGAAGAAATATTGGTTAGAGCTTATGGTGTTCCTGTAAAAAGTGTAACATCTCTCCTTCCTTTGTTCAACACAGAGGTAAATGTTCTTGGTGAGGAAAAGAACAAGTATGGAATGTCTTTCCCTGACATATCAGACAGGAGCAGATTTACTTCCTACCAAGTAGTTGACCCTGCTGGGGCTCGCAACTTCACTGCATTATGGGCTGCTGTTGATAGAGACGGTTATGTTTACATACGCCGAGAGTGGCCAGATAGGGATACATACGGCGAGTGGGCTATGTTTGGTGACCCTAAATGGAAAGTTGGTCCAGCAACCAAGAAAATAGGATTAAACGTAAAAGGCTATGTTGATTTGTTTGAAGAAATTGAACATGACATAGGCGTAGAGGTTTTTGAGCGGATAGGTGACTCTAGGTATTTTGCTACAGAAAACGAAAACAATGAAGATTTGTTTATGTTGTTTGATCAACATGGAATGTTATTTTATCCTTCAGATGGACGCATGGAAGAGCTTGGTATTAGTGCGGTTGACGAGTGGTTTACCTATAATCCCAATGAGCCAATTGACTCTGTTAATCGGCCCATGTGTTACATACACAAAGAATGTGGTAATTTGATTGACACTTTACTCAATTATAATTCACAAGGTAAAGCGGATGAGGCTCTTAAAGACTTTTTTGATCTTATACGATATTTGCGAATGTCAAACGGAGGCGAAGGCCCGGACCATATGGAGAACAGAAGCTTGCTAACAACAAGCAAATCAAGAGGAGGATATTAATGCCCAAGATTAGAATAGGAACACTAGCCGAAGAGCTTGATGCTGACGTAGAAGATTTGGTTAGTTTAACTAAATCAAAGTTGTGTTCCTCAATGGTCACAGGAAAAGGTGGCAAGGCATTGTGGATTAATGAAGATGGCCAAGAAATATTGCGTATGGCTGTAGACATCCCCGAAATAGTTCCCAAGCACTACAAGGGATATGTGATAAAGTCGGCAGCAAATCCAAGATATGTATATTCTTACATTAAGGAAATTGATAAGAAGGTTCCGGTATGTGTTCCAAGAAAATTAAGAAAAGCTTTGGTTGGTAAAAACATTAAAATAGAGGCTATTGAAGATGCGGTCGGAGTGTCATACAGATACGTCAGATGACATTACCATGAACCGTCAATGGATATGCGAGCAGATAGACAGGCTGCTTGCATGGGAAATTTTGTGCAAAGTAGCTACTCACGATGAGCTTTACTCAGTAAAATCCAACGATTTGTGTGATAAGATAGGAGCTAACGAGC